CGCTATTTAGTTAGTTTTGAGGACGTATGGCTAAAGGCCAACTGACGGACGACGAGATTTTAGCCCGCGTCCTAAGCAAATCACAAGACGCCGTGGGCTGGGCACAAGAGAAACTGAGCATCGAGCGCGAGCGCGTAGCTAAGTATCTCAACGGCGAATGGCCCAAGCGCAACTCTGAAGGCTCCTCCAGCTTCACTTCGCAAGACGTTTACGACAGCGTGAAGATGCAGCAGGCGCAGCTGCTTGAGGTGTTCGCTACCGGCGACCACATCGCCAAGTTCGATCCCGACAATCAAATGAGCGTCGCGGACTGCTTGGTTGCTACCGAGTACGCCTCTTACGCCATTTTCCGCAAGAACAACGGCTACCAGATTTTCTCTGACACCATCTACAACGGCCTCACGGCCCGCGCGGGTGTAGCTAAGGTCTATTGGGAAGAGAAGTACGAGTACAGCGAAGAGAAGTTCGGCCCCGTTGACGAAATGACTGCCCACGGCATCGCCGCGCAGGATGATGTTGACGAGTTCGACGGCACGCAGGACCCCATGACGGGGCTCTACAGCGGAACGCTGATCCGCAAGACGGATTGCAGCAAGGTCGATATTGACGTGCTGATGCCGGAAGAGTTCCTAATCGAACCTCTGGCCCGCTGTATCCACAACGCCAGCTATTGCGGCCACCGCACGCCGAAGACGCGAGCGGACCTGATCGACATGGGCTACGACAAGAAGCTTGTTATGTCGCTCCCGACGGACGACGCCAAGGAGCTTCTGTTCTCCCCGGAAGTCTTAGCTAGGACCGGCCCCACTAAGGCGGCAGAGACCTACGACAGCCCTATTCAGTCTGAGATGGAGTATCTCGTCTACTACGAATCCTACGTTCGTATGAAGATTTACAAAGACAAGGGCGTCCGTCTCTACAAGGTCTGCCACGCGGGCAACAAGCTGCTCGATGAGCCGCAGGAGGTCGATAAGGCCCCCTTCATCGCTTACGTGCCCCTGCCCGTTCCCGGCGTATTCTACGGTGACAACTTCGCTGCCCGCGTAGTGCCCGTGCAGAACGCAAAGACCGTGCTTATGCGCGGCGTGTTGGATCACACTGCCATCACCACGAACCCGCGTTACGCTGTGGTCAATGGTGGCCTGATGAACCCGCGCGAGCTTCTTGATAACCGCCTCGGCGGCATCGTGAACGTTAGGCGCCCGGACAGTGTTGCGGCTCTCCCGCAGGCGAACCTCAACCCGTACATCTATCAGACGCTCCAGCTGCTCGACACTTCCAACGAGAAGTCCACGGGCATCTCTGCGCTGTCTCAAGGTCTCAACAAGGACGCCATCAGCACCCAGAACTCTCAGGGTCTGGTGGACAACATGATGAAGGCGAGTGGCCAGCGAGCTAAGATTATGGCCCGCAACTTCGCCAACAACTTCCTTGTGCCCCTGATGATCGAAGTCATCCGGTTGGCCATCCTACACGTCAAGCAGCCTGAGTTCATTGAGGTTGCCGGTGCTCCGCTCAAGTGCAACGTCCATCAGTGGACCGACCGCAAGACTTGCACTGTTAGCCAACACCTCGGCTACGGCGAGAAGGACATGGCGGCAGCTGAGCTTGGGCAGGGTTACCAGATGCTGGCTAAGGACCCGGCGCTAGGCAACATGTTCGGCCCGCAGCAGCGTTATCAGATGCTGTCTGACATCGCGAAGCTGAAGAGCTTCACGCGCTGGCCCGCGTATCTCGATCCGAATGCACCGCCTCCGCAACCACAGCCCGATCCGATCAAGGTTGAGGAAGTTAAGGCCAAGCAGACCGTTGCGCAAGCAGCTGTCATTACTGCACAGAGCCATCAGATCAAGGAACAGCGGCTTGCTGTTGAAGGTCAGCAGAAGAACGACCTTAAGCGTCACGACCTGACGATGAAGGTGCTCGACCACGACCGCACCAACAACAGGCAGGACGCCGACACGGCACACCGCATCATCCATGACGAAGACGAACTGAAGCTTCAGGCCGCACAGATTGCCCTCCAGCACCACAACGCTGAAGAGGACCGCACGGCAGCCATCCAAGCGCAGAAGACGAAGGCAGCCCAACATTGACGGCTCTCATTCCATACATACTACATATGATGCAGAACGGGGGCACCGGTTTGGTGCCCTCGGGGGGCTCACAGGGCCTCCCGGCCACTAGCGGGCGCGGCCTCCAACGCACATACGGACAGTTCTCTGAAGTACCCCCGGAGCTTGGCGGCCCGTCTCAGCCACGGCTCGGTTACATTCACAACGGCGAGGTACAGCCCCCGCCGCGTGAGACCTTCGGCAAACCAGCTACCCGCATGGGACCGCTGATTGAAGGCGAGCTAGCTCACGGGGCTGAGCGGGGCGTTATGGGCCGAGTGCTCGGCCTGCTCGGCGGTCGTGGCCTTGCTGGCACTATGGCCGCAGGCGGCGAAGCTGCGCTCGGGCCCATGGGCGCTGTCATCGCAGCTGGCGACGGGCGTGGCTCCAATAGCCTGTCCGACATGCAGGGTCTCACCTCAGCGTACAAGGCAGCCCGCGCAGAGCACCCAGCGATACCAGCGGGTACTATCACCAGCGCCCCGCTCCCGCCTATCCCGCAGGGCCCCACACCTAACGATCAGGTGGCTAACCGCTTCGGCGGTATGCAGCCCCCGTCCCCGATGACACCTAACCAACAGGTGGCCGACAGGTTCGGGCAATTCCAAGCGCCTTCCAGTGGCGGCGGATTACCTGGCTGGCTAACAGGAGCTAACTTAGCTCTTGGAAGCGGCGGTTTTCCGCAGGGTGCCCCCGCGCCTCGGCCGCCGCAGCCCCAGCAACCTCCCGCTCCCGCTGTGAACCCTAACGGCTCCATTGCTGGAGCACAGGGCCCAACTTCGGTCGGCGGCGCTCCACTGCAACAGCCTATGGGCTTCTTCCAGCGCAACGCGGCGATGATGCGCGACCCTGTTACAGGGCAGCTCATTGACCCACAGGGAGCAGCTAGAGCGCAGCAGCAAGACCAAGGCGGCCTGATCCAGCGGATGCTTGGCTACCTCGGAAGCAAGCAAGGCTAACACTTGAACGACGATACAATCATGACCCTCGGGGAGTTCTGCAAAGGACTCCTCGGGGACGAGCGCTTCCAAGCGCTTATGCAGCTATTCGGTCAGCAGATGGCTACCGACATGCTCGCCACCCTGCCCCACGAGACCAAGAAACGTGAGGGCCTCCACGCTGCCTACTCGGGCTTTACCGAGTTCACGAGCCTCATGAGCAAATTTGCTGAGGCCGCAGAGACGCTAGCTAAACAGCAAGCGCTCGAAAACCAACCCACTGACTGACAGAGCTAACTATCCTTATGGACGTTACTGAAGATTTTGACGACAATGGCACTAATGCCTTTCTGAAGCTCTTGGACGCTGAGAAGCCATCCGAAGAGGAGCACAAAGAGGGCGAGACCGAAACGGCGGAAGCCGTGGAGGACACGGAAGCTGATACCGACGCTAACGAGAACGACGGTGAAACCGAGGACGCGGAAACGTCATCCGAGGACACTGAAGAGACCGAAGGCGAAACCGAAGAGACCAAGGCGGACAAGAAGAAGTACGCCGACGATGAGGGAACATACGTCAAGGTCAAAGTAGGTGAGGAAGAGCACGAGGTTGCCGTAAAGGACCTCAAGCGTTTGTTTGGCCAAGAGGCCAGCCTGACGAAGAAATCCCAAGAAGTCGCTGAGCGCACCAAAGTCGCTGAGCAGGCGCAGGCCAAGAGCCTCGCTGCACTCGACGTTATGGTGAAGCGTGCGCAGGAAGCAGCTAACCCCTACCGGAACGTGAATTGGGCAGCCTTGATGAAGGACCCCACCGTATCCGCTGAGGACGTTGGCGCCCTGCAAGAAGCCGCACGGGCTGCGTTTGAGAACGAGACGTTCCTTACGAGCCAGCTGGACGGCTTCATGCAAGAGGTGCAGTCACAGCAGCAGGCCACACAGGCCGAAGCAGCTAAGGCGTGCATCAAAGCGCTCACTGACGAAACGTCGCCCACCTACATCAAGGGTTGGGATCAGAAGCTCTACAACGACATGCGCGAGTTCGCTGTCAGCGTCGGAGCTAACAAGGACATGGTCAACAGCCTCGCTGATCCGGCCGCGTTCAAACTGATCCACATGGCCATGCAGTTCCACAAGGGACAGCAGAAGGTCGTGACGCAGAAGGTCAACAAGGCTCCTAAGAAGATTGTGAAGTCCTCGACCATCTCCGCACAGCCCAGCCAAGACACCTCCCGCACTGTCGGCCGAGCACAGGCTGTAGCTAAGCTCAAGAAGTCCGGGGGCTCCATGGATGCAGCCCAAGACGCCTTCATGTCGTTGTTCGGCGGCGACAACAACTAATCTCGCACTACCTATTTAGTTTCAGAAAGACACTTACTTACTATGGCTACCTATCAGACCTTTCAGGAAGTCGGCCTCAAAGAGAACATCTCCGACATCATCACCAACATCTCTCCCCGCAAGACCCCGTTCCTGTCGAGCATCGGCAGCGAGAAAATCCATCAGCCGCTGTTCCAGTGGCAGGAAGACTCGCTGCGCTCTGTGAACGGCACTGGCGCTGCGGCTGTTGAAGGTGCTGACCCGTCCGACATCACCGTGACCCCCACGGTCATGCGCAACAACCAGACGCAAATCTTCGTGGAAGCCGTGAAGGTCTCCGAGACCGCGCAGGCGTCTCTGGCCTATGGCCGCGCGAAGGAGCTTGCGTATCAGATGAGCAAGACTTCGGCGGCCCTCAAGCGCGACCTTGAGAACGCCTTCGTCGGCACCGCTCAGGTTCTGAATGCCGGTTCGTCCTCGACCGCGCGCAACATGGCTGGCGTGCAGCAGCAGGTCGCTGCGGGCAGCATCAACTACATGGGCGCCGCCACCAACCTCAGCGAAGCGGGCTTGCTGATCGGCCTCCAGAACGCCTTCACCGCTGGCGCGGACCCGGACCGCATCCACGTTACTCCGTCGAACTCGATTGTCGTTGCCGCGTTCGCGTCGGCGGCCGGTCGTTACCGGACGTTCACCGACCCGAAGTCGAACAACATCGTCAACGCGGTGAACCTGTACGTTTCGCCGTTCGGTGAGCAGAAGGTGGAAATCAACCGCTTCCTCAAGGCGAAGAATACGCTGATCTTCGAACCGTCGATGTGGACGCAGGCCACCCTGCGCCCGTGGACCCGGCAGACGCTGGCGAAGACCGGCGATGCTGAGAAGCAGATGATCGTTGGCGAGTTTAGTCTCAAGCACAAGAACTACGCGGCTAGCGCGATGGTGATCGACAACGCCACCACCGGCTTCTAAGCCGACCTTTTCCTTACTCTAGAGGATACGAGGGGTGCCCCGCGACGGCGGGCCCCCTCACTTTTTTTATGTCCAGTGACACCTTTTACGAAGAGCCCCAGCTAATCAATTCGCTGGTTAGCTTCGAGCAGGACGCAGACGGCAAGAGCCTCTACGTCAACACGACCCAAGAAATTCCAGACAGCTTTTTGGCTGACTTGGCTGACAGACGGTTAGCCAGCACCAACACGCGCGCCAATGACTTCTATCTGGCCGCGTCTATCCCCATCGCTGTCGTGGAAGACCTTCTCACGAACTATGGCTTCGATGTCATGACGGCGCCCATCCGAGAAACGATGGCGATGCTGAAGCGACGCGAGCTTGACCAGTTCATCGCCACCAAGAAACGTATTTGATTAGGACGCAAGCGCTGTGAACCTCAGCCAGCTAACCGCGCAATTTCTCGCGCTAATGAACCGCAGCGACTTGAACGGCAACCCGGCGCTTGCGACCACCTTTATCTCTCAGTCGATCATGAGGTTGCAGCGCGAGCTTCGCGTTCCCTTCATGGAGAAGATTGTCCGCTACACGATCCCCGACACCTTCGACCCCACCTTGGGCCTCGTGATCCCTTCGGACCTTCTTGAACTAATCGACATCAACGTAGACAGCGACAACACCGGCTACATCGACTACCCGCTCCAGCGCGTACAGCTAAAGGAAGCTATGTCGCGCGCTGAGTTGCCCGACATTCCCAAAGTCTTCGCAAGGCGCGGCGGTTATTGGGTGCTCGGGCCGCAGCCCAAAGTTGGCTCTGTTGTCGAGATTGTCTACTACGCCGAATTTGCGCCGCTAGTGAACCTCACGGACACCAACACCATCTCCCGCGTTGCTTGGGATGCTGTGGTCTATGGCGCACTCTCCG